GTCAATGAAGTAGCAGTTGGATTCGGCACAATATTGAACATATTAAGGGCATTGCTTCCCATCATCCACAATTGACCAAAATTATCTAGAGCACATATAGATTTGTTTAATACATGAATCTCTTCAGCGAATCTATTGTCTGGAAGAGGCATTTCTGTGTGTGAATACTTATCAAAAGTACCAAACCTATTAGAATTGTTAATTCCAGTTATAACAGGAACTCCTTCATGATTTATATAACAAAATTCTCCAAATCCTGGGGCTGAAGAATGCGGACAACCAGAAATTTTATTTACTAATTTTTTAGTTGGTCCAGTTTTAAATATTTTCTCATCGACATATTCTCGGGTTGCAACTCTTCTACGATTTGTATCGGCGCCTTCGTATAAAATCCATGTCGAAGAATCCCAACTAGGTCCACCAGAACTAAGTTTATTTGGAGTTATAGAATTTGCAGAGATATTAGAAGAAATTATTCCGTTTGTTGCAACTCCTAGTTCACGCAGAGAATTTATAGACAGCGATGTATCATATTTTATATTCAATACTCCGGTTCCACCGGTAGTCATAGATAAACTTTGTAAAGATTGATCTCCCTTTATTATGTCGAATACATTTCCACGATCTAAAAATGTGTTGACTACCACATCAGGTGTCGCTTTTATAATATAGTTAGTAACTAGATACGGTTGAATTATAGAGTGCGCAGACCCCGCAGAGGAATATGTTGTTCCCATCTCAGTTCTCACATCATTAAAAGAATGAATTAGACCGACTGAAGAAGGTGAATCAATCACCGCGCTTGGAATAAAAGTATGGGTATGGCTCGGTATTTCTAATGCTGTTAGAGTATGCTCGTATTTTCCTCCTGTACCCCCTGTAATAAATGTTTTAGAAGTGATACCATCAGATTGTGTTCCAACACCAATTGCTACGCGACCACGTAAATCGGGAAGCGTATACCACCAATTTGGGTTGTATGCTTCGAATCCTGGAGATACTGCGGTTTGCCCAGTTTGTGATGTAAAAATTTTATCATATGTCGCTAATAACAGCGTAGCAAGTTCTGGGTAATCACTGCCTTTAAATCTGCTGCCGTTGCATATCAACCACCCGCTAGGAACGTTTCCAGTTGTGGCGTATGCTTGTATAGCTCCAACTGGCAATACTATGTTTGTAGTAGTTACGTTTACAGCGCTTTCGCTTTGTATCTGAGAAACTATGCTGTTTATTGATGTCCATGTTAAAGAATTACCAGATTTTCCTAACAAAGAATCACCAGATGGCGCGCTAATTGGAATAGAATATCGCTGTGATCCCAGTTGAAGTTCTGAATCAATAATTATTTTACTGCTCTTTAACGCAACGGTAGAAGACAGTGCAAGGGCAGAAGAGTCGTAATAGAGACCGGCATCATCGATTTTTAACAATGGAACAGTTGCAGATCCTCCAGCAAATGTTTTAGTACCAACTATAGTTTGAGGTGTATCTAAATTAACTGTTTTTAGCAGAGCAGTAGTTGAATTAAATAGCGGAGATATGCTATCTTTTACAAGATCAATTTCTTGTATAATTCCGTTTGTTTTTTTACGCCAAGAATCAAATGTATCACTGTTATTGATTCCATTTGTCGAAAATTCTGAAAATTGAATTGAATCCATTATCTCTATTTATTATCTTTTTTTGATAGCATCAGAGTTATTTCATGTTTCCATCTCAATAATTCTTCAACCTTTTCATTTAATTCTTGTATTAGCTTTTCTTGAGAACGCATATGTTTCTTTCGGCGTATTGCTGCGTTGTATGCAGCCATGTCAGAATTTAATATAGCGCTTGAAAAAACATCTCGTTCAAGAGAAGCAGAATCTTTTACTTTTATTTTTTTAGGATTTGCCATATATTAGACGGTTGCGATTGCTCTAAAGTCACGAACTGTTGGTATATCAAAGATATTATTTGATAGCAGCACTATCTTAACTTGAAAGGAAACAAAGTCATCGTTTGGATCAATTACATATTCACTTTCGCTATAAACTTCTTCGTTTGTATTTATAGGAAGAGGAACTGTCGGAGAAAGTTCTTGCCATTCGATACGATCATCAGGAGTCGATGTATCAAATCCTAGCTTTACGTAAACTTTTATATTCGTATCAGAGCTTGGACGATTATTTGATATATAGACATTTAAACGATCTGATGGAGAATTGAGTTCAACTTTACGGGTAATATAGCGAGCTGTTGCCTTTCCTCCGTCGATTGCATTGAGTATTTGATAGGTAACACCGTTAGCATTTGCGTTGTCAATTGCAGGATAGAATGTGATTGTATTTGCTACATTCGCAGTAATCTGATATTCTTTTCCAGAATAGGTTCCGCTCGTAATTTTTAGTCTTTTTCCTATCAATGAACTAGATACCCAACTTTTTGCGCTGTCAACAAGTGTAGTGATAGTTCCTCCAGTCACACTTCCGCTCGCGTAAAGTGTATATGACTCGTCAGTGCTGTCGTTGTTTATGATGTTTGTAATCGTGAGGAGAGAAGAACCATCAACATCTATTACTGGAGATATTGATGAATCTTCAGTAATCAGATTTGCACTAATAACTGCAACTGGACCACCAAGTCCTCCTTGATTTAATGATTTTAATATATGAGAACCCAGTCTTCCGTAGCTGTTAGGCAAATAATTATTTGTTGCAACTTCAATTTCATCTGAAGATTCTGAACCAAATTGTATGCTATGATTTATAGCTGTATTGTTGAATATTAAATTCGGCTGTCTTAAATTATACATCGAAACAGGAACTTCTAGAAGATTAGCTATCAAATTTGCTGCTGTTGCTAATGTATTTCCAGCAACTGGTGTGACAGATACAATCGGTGTTGATGTATAACCTGATCCGCGACTGAGTATATTTATTTTTGTAATGCCTCCAGTTATAGGGTCTATTACTGCTTCAGCTCTAGCTCCAAAATCTGGAGTAAATGCTATGGTTGGAGGAGAAGTATAGTTGCTTCCAGCAGTCTGTATTTTTATAGATTCAATTCCTGTATGTAATTGAGTTCTGAATGAGATGTTTCCAGAAGCTGATGTTGATCCAGAATTAAAGAAGCGAGCACGATTGATGCGGAATTTTAGATCTTGTTCCTGTTGAGGAGTCCACGTATAAGCATTGGCACTCGTAAAGAATGTTCCAAGATATTCTTGTTTTTCTATACGCTTTCCTGTAGCGATATCATTTTCTCCAAGTATAGCATACCAGCAACGATAGTCAGCGTCATTAGAAGATACGATTATTGAATATTCTTCGTCACTTTTTAAGAAGACAGGATCAGTAAATTTAAAGTTTGTTGCGGCTGAACCGTTTGTGCTGACTTGAACTTGATCAGGATTGAGAACTACTTTTGAATACGGAAGAATTGTACGAGTAGGTGCTCCATTTTCCATAGTCACTACATAGATTTCAACCGATTGAAAAAGTGCTTTTTGTGAAAAATAGATATCGACAGAAGTTATAAAAACACCTGTTGGATAGTCTTCAGGGTTGATTACAAAAGATTGCGCAAGCGGATCAGCATATCTAGTAGTAGTCGTAGTAACACTTCCTGAGCGGGTTTCTGAAAGAGGAGTAACATTAAACTGCGGAGTTTTTGTTGACAATATAGTTTCTTGCAGATATTCAAGTATTCCGCTTGCAGTATATTTTGAAAATGCAAATGTTGTTTCAGATGATGCATTTCTTGGATCATCTGTTAATTTAAACGAACGATCTCCAGTACGGAATCGCATTGAATTGTTGTTAGGTATAATAAATGAACCATACAATTCTCCTGCTGAATCTGTCATAAGAGGTGATCCATAGGCAGTATATCCGCTTTCTACATTAGGCAAGTCTGCAGGCAACAAATTATTGAATGTGCGAGTAGAATTATCATTTATAGCTGTAGGTACAATAAATTTTGAACTGTTGTTATCAATTACTTGATTTGTATAGGCACTTATGTCTCTATCTTCAAAGAAAGGATAAATTCTAGTATTTCCTTTTAAACCTGTTGCATGAAAGTATACCGTTCTTGATCGTATAAACGGTATTATGCTTGTGTCAACTACATTAGTTCCTAAACTTTTTTGTATCGTTGAAGCTGTTAGAGTTGTGAGTGTGCCTGTACGTGTTTCAGTGAAATTTCTAGTTCTAGTAGTAGCAGTTCCACGTTGGCGACCTCGTCCGCGACGACGCGAAACAGCCCGACGCGTTACTGTAGTTCCACCCCATTCTCTTTCCCAATTGTTCCAATCTGTACCAAGTATATCGAGAGACGGGTCTTCTGCAATAAATTTAATTGCATCAAAGGCGCTGTCATCATTTACTATGATATCTGGCCGTGTTATGGTATCTTTCCAGTTATCGGCAGCTGGTGATAAACGTATACTCCCGCTAATTTTTGCATAGATGTGAGGATGTACACTGATGTTAGCAGTTGCTTTTAGGTGTGATACAAGTTCAACCTCTTCATAGTTTAAAGTAATTATACTGTCATGAACAGTACAGTTGCTATTTGCTGAATTAACGATAGCAAGATCTAGATTATTCGTGTTGTAACGAGGCCTTAAAATTCCGTTTTCACGATCGATTGAACATTTATAATTTGGATCAAATACATTTCCTACACCATGACCAATAAAATTATCAACGAGAATGCCATTTTTAAATCTCTCTCCAGCTTCGTCAAATATACTCTTATCAGCTGCAGAACGCTCTAGAAGAGAAAGTGATGTATAATATTCTATGCTGCTGATACGTTTTTCAATCGATCCAATATCACGCATGGTATAGCGACGATTATCAATATATGATTTAACTATATCAGATACATCTTTAGTATAAGCTGGAACACTTAAAGTATAGAGCACCATTGAATTTTTGGGAGCCAATGGTTCAACTGGAGTCAATGAAGATACACCATTTATAATGTTAAACTCGTTTTTTGAATTTACAGTTACAGTATCGATTCTAGGCATGTAGAATGTAATAAAAGATGATATTACAGTGTTAGGATCAATTTGACTTTTATTTTCGTTTGCTATAACTGAACCAACTGTGCCGTTACTCACCGTATATAAAACATCTTGTCTAAAGTCGAGTACATCAGACAAACGAATTCCGTTGTATGAGGGAATGTCTTCGTATGCTGTACCAACGCTGTTGTTGTTTTGGCGATACGAATCCACATTGTACATCACAAGATCGCGACCATTGATATTTGAAAGACGTTCGTAATATTCATATTCAACGTCAAAAATTTCTGTCATCGGTGAATTTCCAATATATTTGATTCTACCGTTTGTGTATATGGTATCGCGTTGACCGTCGTCAAACAGAGTAAACAGATGTGTGATATCTAAAGATGTAGTGCTTGTCTTTACAGATTTGATTGATATAATATCTGTTTTCTTGAGAGTGTATATTCCACTAGAATTTATTGCAAGCTCTTCATCTGTAGTAGACGCTTTACTTTTGATTACTCTAGCGATGCTGCCCGCGTTGTTTACCACAATTTTTGATATTGCTGTAAATGAGCTCGCGGTCCAATTGCTGTTTGGAGTAATAGTAAGAGTTAATGCGTTTTCAGATAGAGATGTGGTATAATGTTGACCTTGGATCAGCACATCTCCATTTACGATTATAGATACATCGCTGCTGTCAACGAAAGTTCTTTCTCCATCAAGACTTAACGCGATTGGATCATTTGAACTGCAATTGCCTGTAAAATGTTTCTGTGCATAAAACGATGTTTCTCTCATCGTAGATGCCATCGAATATGGCAGTTGGAAAAGTGCAGTGTTAGAAGTGCTTTCTAACAGTCCAGAACTTGTAACAGAGAATGAAAAATTATATGCGTCAATCAAATCAATGTTATCAAACCTTCTGGTATTCCAATCTGCTGTAGGAGCAGTCGTATTAAAAATTATGTCGTGTGTAAAACAGCGAAATTGTGTGCTGCTGCCTCCTGTCGGTTCAAATGCTCGTATTTTACATGTACCGATAGCTACAGCTTCATAGGGCACGATAGTGTATGGTGTTCCTCCTATCGTGATAGAGGTGTTGAACGTAGAAGCATTAGCAGTAAAGAGTCTGTTAGTATATTTTTTTCCGCTTATAGTATATGTTTCTATATACGTTTTGCCATTTACTGGTGAACCTGTAGTTGCAATTGGATTGGTAGCATACAAATTATATGCATGAGTCACAGAAGATAACGCAGGAAAGACCGAATTGCTTGCTGCTATTTTTTGAATATCTCCAATAAAATAGCTGCCTATATTTGCGCTCGTGTTCACACGCGTCTCTATCACCTCGCGTGCTTTTTTTGATGTGATATTTAAACTTTTGTCTAGAGATACGCGATAGCCGTCAACATAAGCAACCGAAGGGTCGAGTGTAACTGTATAACGATCTCGCGCGTTTTCTATAGCTTCACGTTTTTTAAGAGTAGTACTGATATCATAGCCAGCTTGATCCAGTTCATCTGCTCTGTATGTTCCGTGTATATATTTTATTTCGCTAACTCTTCCTCCGTTTATAGCATTTACGAATGCTGTAGTGTTATCAATTCCGGTGCCTGGTGGCTTGATCGCGATGAATTCTGAACCGACACCTATTGGAGCAGTTGCACCAAAGGCTGCCCAGTCTGTCGGTGTTCCGCTTAGACTGCCGATATCTTGAATACGATAGCGGCGACCTACTACTATACAATCTGCTGGTAAATTATCACCATCAAATGTTTCTCTAATATTGATAGTGAATGGATTTACTGTATAGTTTCCCGATTCTTCGCTTGTGCGCTTTGCAAGTATATCAATAATTTCTGCATACTCAGCCGTTTCTGTGATTTCAGCTGGACGAGATGAGTTTATTACCAGAAGTTTTATATATGAATTTGTGCTGCTTTCGTAGTCCTCAGACGTGATCCAGTTAAGAGATAGATCTATCGTATAGCGATCTGCTCCTGGAGCACTATAGTTAGGAGTTCCGTTTGCGTTATCTAAAAGTGTCGAATCATCAAAGTATGATATAATTTGTTCATCAATTTTTAGTACTGCATATCCGCTGATCAGTGTATCGAGAGCTGCCTTGTCAATAAAGAATGTTTGGCGAGGAACCGCTACAAAACTTCCCTTTGTGTAAAATACACCAGATTCACATACAAGACCAGATGCAAAACCTTTGCTGATATATGCAACTCCATTTACAGCTGGCAAATCTCCTTCTGAAAGTGTTGAATCACTCGACCGCAGTATAAGTCTATATCCGCTATCTGTTGCATCAAATACTGTTTCTCCTAGATCACCACTGTTTGTGTATTTTATATAGAATCTATAAATTTCAGCTTCGAGCTTGCTGTAGCCAACGACTTCTGCTCTTAAAGCATTGTTAAAGTACGAAATTGTTTTTGTAGAAGCAGCAATCTGATCATAGGTAAGATCCAATTCAGCGTCACTTATAACACCATTCGAGAGATTGAGAGTAAGTGAATGTAATTCTGGTAAAAATGAGGCGTCTCCTCCAACTACAGCTGTATCAGTTTTCCATACGCTGCTTCCTAATCTGTTGATCTGATCTTGCAGAGCAGATTGCAGCTGATTAAGTTCTCTTACCTGTACACTATAACCTGGCTTAAATAGTACACGAAGATAATTTTTATCGCTATTTTTAGATGAAACGTAATCATCGTGATATGTCGTGTTGTATGTTGTGATTGACATTAGAATTGTATAATAATCTTAATTTCTTCAGTTTGACCACTTTGACGGTTAATAGATTTACGATTTTCAGTAAATATTACTTGTCCGCTGCCATGAATATACTCGTTATCGCTAACACTGCTATAATTTATATTACCTCCACTTGATGTCGTTGCGATTCCGCTCGATGGAATAACACCATAGCCAGTTGTAGAGTTTTGATGAAAATATAAACGACGTACAGTAGATCCATTCAAATTAACTGTATTATACGAGTCGATGTACGCCTTTTTTCCAGTTGTGCCAAAGAATATTGTATCTCCAGTTCTTGGAGTAAAATTTGGTGCAGCGCTGAGAGTTAGATAGCGAGTCGCAGCGAGAGTATCGACAGAAGCACCTTCAATTTTAGAAATTCCCTTCAATATAGAAATTTGACGATATGGTATATAGAGTCCGTCTGAAGATATATCATCAGCTGCGTCGACTGAAATACCTATAAACCATGAAGGCAATATAGCTGCGGGTTCATATGCAAACCCATTTAAAGGAGCAATGTTTGCTACTATTACTGCTCCATTGCCAGTTTCAGAATCGAAAAATCTAAAATAACCATCAACTATATTTTTTGAATTTACATCAGTAAATGACCATGCAGTTGGAAGAAGAACTTTTTCAATAGCTCCAGTATTAGAATTTACTGTAATTGGACATTCAAACGAACGCTCTAATCCAGCAGTATCTCTAGCGAAAAATGTTACTGAATTTGAAGAATAGCCTGAACCTCCATCTTTTACAGTGAAGCTGTAGAGAAGACCTCCTCCATCATTTCTAATAGCAGATGCAGTTGTAGATGCAGCCACACCAGAAGCTATGTTGATAAACTGGTCTGTTACTATGTTTGAAGTTGAAGCTGTTACACTATCGATAAGCACCCAAACGTAGCCATCTGTTCCTCGTATCGCTCTATAATCGGTACTGTTAGGAATATCGCTAACAGTACTATTTCCAGCCTGTAAACACAGATATATTCTTCCACTTACAACAGCATAGCATGGATTGAGTTCTTTACCTCCTTCGATAGCACTCGGATAGAAACATTTATCATTTAAAGAATCATATGCTTTGTAAAATTCTCCGACCTTCCATTTTATATGAGGTATTACACGATTAACATTGGTGCTGTTAATTTTAAGAAGAGTGATTAAATTTGATTTTATATCAGTCTCATCATTAGGAATGCCTAGAGGAATCGGTATATCTCCCGGTAGCAATGCTTCTTCATCTATTGCCCATTTATCAGATTTTCCAATTCCAACATAGTAGTTGGTATCTACATTAGAAAAATCATTAAAAAAGAATTTAGCATTGTTTCTTCGAAAGTTGTCTGTTACGATTGCTGCCATATTGCGTGTTGTTTAGTATATTTATATTAAAAATTATAAAAGTATTTTAACCGAGTATTACTATCTGTCCATATACTGGATCAATTCTGGTAGAATTTGTATTTATTGTAGAGTATGCTATAGTTACGCTTGTATCAGTTTGAGACACAACTCCTCCAATCTTATGAGTCACATTCGCATCACTTCCAACTATTGCTGCATAAAAATTATTTGGCATTTTTTTCTCAAATGTAATCGTATACAATCCAAGACCATCTCTTTTTACACTGGTAACATTGCCTTTACCATTGATAAGTCGGTTAGTATTTGCCTGCGATACTACATTTGTTGTATCTTTAGTTCCATCAAATTGAACCCATGCTCTGCAACCGTATACGGGAGCATTTCCAGTTTGGTTTCCATCAAGAGAAAGCGCTGTAATTATTCCAGGTACGACAGATGCGGCTGATGTAGCTTGTCCAGTGCAAGATCCTGATGATCCGCTAACGTTTCCAGTAACGTTTCCTTCTAAATTTCCTACGAATTTAGAGGTTACTCCTGGAGTAGTATTTGTTTGAAAGGTAGTAGCGACAATAGTTGTAGCTATTATATTTCCATTTACATCAAGTTCTGCGCCGGGATCGGTCTTTCCTATACCAACTTTTCCATCTCGTTGAACAGTTATGCGTGTATCGTTTGCGACATCGTTGTTTGTACTAGAAAGTTTAAACTTATCATCGTCAGAGTTGTCTATTCCGGCTGACCAACCTCTGACACCCCGTACATCCCATGATATCAAGGGGTCTCCACTAAGAGCGCCGTTTGTATGTACCGCAAGAACAGCGTTGTTAGTAGATGCTGTTCCAGAGTTGTATACGACAATTCCGTTTTTATCGGCATCATTTGTGGTTGTGCTTGCTATAACTTCTACTGGAGCATCTGGTGTTGTAGTTCCTACGCCGAAATTTTTAGTAGCATAAGCATAATCTTTGTTAAGCACGATGCTGTTTGTATATGTTACTGCTGTTCCTGGTACTCCAGCTGGAGCAACGTTTAGACTAATGCTGCCATTTGTTCCATCAGTATTAAATGTCATCGTAGCTGCTCCAGGATTATTAGAATCTACTCCGCTCTTCACATATACAACTTCTGAGTCTGTTGCGCTGTAGTAATTTCCTGCACGTATATTAAAACCACCAGCTCCATCGTTCCAAGATATGCGTTTATGACCGCTATCGTCTATAAGTATCGCTCCAGTTTGGCCATTGCAGTGTATAGATCCAACTGTCGTAGACTGAGCGTTCGCTTCAGAAAATTTAACTGTTCCTGTAAAAGTTTCTCCGGCTTTATTCGCTTTCGTGTTTAGTTGCGTTTGTATGTTTCCGCTAATGTTGTCTAGACTAGAAATTTCAGTATAGTTTATATCACCAATGATGGTGGTATTAGGAAGAACTACATTTCCAGTAAAAGATTGGCTGTCTATACTTGCCTTTGTATTTAAAACAGAAACTATTACAGGAGGAATATCGGTAAGCAAACTTCCCAGTTTATTTGATAAATTTAAAGCAGTGATCTTTTGATTTGAACCGTTGATCGACATATCATCATCATCGCTCTTAATGATCTGTACAAGATCTGTAGTGATTAGAGTTGTCGCTTCGTCCAGCGATGTAATTTTAATTGCCATAAATTTATTTATAATTATAATTTAATGCAATACATCATCGCAATGTTTTTGGGGCGAATTTCTGAAGAGTCCCATGAAAACACTGTCGATGTAGCGTAGTTTGCTCCTCCTGAAGGGACCGCTTCCCATTTGCCAGTGAATATTCCTGGGTATGAACTAAAATTTGGAGCAATATTTTTACCAGCGTAATAATTATGCTGATATGTATTGTAGCTGTTTGCCAAACTAAAACTCTTCCAGTCTTGATCTTGCTTGGTCGCAAAAGCTCCAGACTGTGTAAAGTCAGAATTTGTTCCGTTCCCTCTTACGAAATATCCGCGAAGATCTGGAACGTTGAAGGTAGTTGATCCATTTCCAGCGCCATAGAGTGTTGAAATCGCCTGCCACAATTTGATATATCTGAGGTCAGCTCGCTCAATTGCTTGTCCGTTGCATTCTAACCATCCAGAAGGGGCAGATTGCATCGCAAAAGCCATAACTGCTCCTGCTGGAATAACATCTACTGCAACACCACCAACTGTCGTAGTAGACGGCAGAGTGACTGTCCCAGTAAATGACGGATTATTTTTTGAAGCTTTGCTGTCTAGTTGTGTTTGTATGTTTCCGCTAATGTTGTCTAGGGCATTCAATTCGTTGGTAGTTATGCTAGAAACAGCTATACGACCATCAGCATTTGAAATGACTACTCGATTGCTATCAAGAATGCTAGCTGTTATGGTAGTTGCGGCACCAGTAATAGAATTCTGTTTAAGAGCCAACGCTGCTGCAGTCAAATCTGATATGGGTTTTTCCTTATCACTCGTATTGTCAACATTGCCGAGGTTAACGGTAGCTTTCGTAACATTAGTGACTGCAGATGAAAATTGAGTAAAGACTATATCGCTGAAACCACCTCCAACAGCTGTGACGTTAGATGTTACAACCCACCCGCTTCCCCTTTGTGTGACTCCTCCGTTTACAAGCACGTATCCTTTGTTAATCTCTTCAACCTGATCGAAATCAGAGGCGCGTGACGGAGGTGCGCTGTTGCCAACAATATAGATGCCGTTTTGTGTAGCATCACTTTGATTTTTTAACAGCACACGATTTGAAGAAGCTAAAGAGACACCATCAATTTCAAGTCCGACAACCACGTTATTTAGATCTAGCGAGACTGTAGAAGCAGCAACTACTGGCAAGGCTATCTTGAGACCTGCGCTGTTAAAAGCAGCGACTGATAGTTTTAATTCTAAAGCAGTTTGTACTGCTGGAGGTATAACCGAAGTGTTGAGTGCTGCTAGTCTTTCAGCTAAAACTGCTGCAGTAATTCTTCTATTGGTTCCGGTAGGATATGCAGCACTTGTAGCACCAGTATCAACAACGTGAAATAGATCTGATGCAGTCAAGTCATTGCTGTTAATTGCGCCTAATTCTGAAATTTTTACTGTGGCCATATGCTATATTTATAGTGTAATATTGATGCTGTAAATTAACCAATAAAGTCCCATACTTTAATTGTACCTGTATCAATACATTTGATCGAAAATGTTTTGCCTGCCGCTACTGAAGATGCGCCGTTGTCGTTTATGGTAACGTTTGTTCCGGCAGTTAGTGTTATAATTCCCGCATTGGGACTACCGGTACAGCGTCTAAATGTGATAACAGATCCAGATAGTACCTGTAGAGTACTTGGTACAGTGTAATTTATGGCATTCGCTCCAGTATATCTGATATATTTGCCAACGTCAGCATCAGCAAGCGTGCGGGCATCTCCAGTTTGATTAGGATTGCCTATAACAGGAGCGGCAATACTTTGAGCTACAAAGGAAGTGGTAGCAACCTGTGTGCCACCAATGGCATTAAAGGTGGGGTTTGTAGCCAGTCTTACCGACCCGTCAGCGTTGACTGCTAGTCGATCAGAGATAGTCGCAGTTCCAGTTCTAAAGGTTATGTTTCCTCCGTTTGTATTAGAAATTATGCCACCAGATGAAGTACCAATGCTAACGTCTCCAGCAAAATAGTTAGGAGCACTGCCGTTTGCATAAAAGTTCCAGCGTCCAGCAGAAGTTATAGATCCAGTTGCAGGTGCAGAAGTAATAGCACTTCCTGTCAATGCGTATGTAAGAGTCGTGCCGCTTGCTGTTGCAAGTATAAATGTTCCATTTACTGCAGATACGCTACTAGCTATAGTTACAAACTGATTGGGTGTAAATCCATGATTCGCTGAAGTAGTTATAGTTACAGCAGATGTAGTTGCTGCTATGTTAGAAATTGCAGCTGTTGTTGGGGTGGATATATTGGGAACGTCTCCGTAAAAGCCATAGTTTGCGTTTGCTCCTATGAGTGTAGAGTCAGCTCTATAGCCGGTCTGAGCCGTTATCTTCGAATTTGCACCTAGTGTTCCTTGAGAAGCGTTGTAATGACGTAAAGACGGGAGTGTAAAATTGGCAGCAGCTGTTGTTGGAGACGATGAAAACGAATTAAAGCTAGTCGTTACTCCACTTTGTATGCTGGCGCTAGACACTACATGTGAGCTGCTAGCGGTGCTTGTAGTGCCGTCTACAAACAGTCTTGATCCAGCAGTTTCGGTTGCGGTGCCGATCAATACGTTGCCAGAAGATGTGATGCGTAGGCGTTCTATCGGAGCAACCGCACCACCAGAAGAAACTGGAGTCGTATGCATTGATATAACACCCGGCACGTTGTTAACATCTGGTTCCAAGTATGCAGTTCCGTTTCCAGTTTGAGTAGTTGAGTTGCATGTAAAGACGGTGCCAGGGTTTGCGTCTGCTGCTCCAAGTAGAACCCAATTTGTTGCGGAAGATCCAACAGTTAAGATTTTATATCTTTTCCCAATGGTAAAACTTCCAGCGTTAACAACCGTTCCGGTATCAACTACTACATCGATGCGGGCACTTTCAACTATTTGTGTGCCGTCAGAACCTCCAAATGATAGCAGTCCGATATTATCTCCAGAATTTATTACTGTATGAATACCAGTTGTTGCATTGCGTGATTTTGTGAAAAACAATCTAGGTCCATCAGCATTGTTGGCAAATCTGCCTATCAAAGCAGAAGAACTGTTAGCTTCTGTTGAAGAGCCTGTTATATTTGAAAGAATCTGCAAGTTTGGTACCAGCGGGTTAGTTGGTGCTACTGTGCCAAATCGTGTAGTAAATGCGGCGGTTGCGCCTCCAATGATTGTCTGACCAGCAGACAAGATGCGCGCTCGCTGAACCGCGGCATTAACTCCGCTGCCAGATGTTGTGCTTTTTGCTGCTGTACTAAAGATAACTTCTCCACCGTTTGCATCTCCTGTGCTGGCACCTCCACGAATCGTTAACGATGCTCCTTCCACATTAGGTCCAGAACCACCGCTAGCAGAAATTATACCAGCAACTGGAGAACCGACAGCACTTCCGTTTCCTATGAAAACGGTACCGTCACTAGCAATTCTTGCGCGCTCAGCGTTGTTGGTTAAAAGTCTAATAGGTGATAGTTCTTCTGCAACAATATTAAAATTTCCTGTGCCACGGTGACGCATTTCAGAATTTGCGTTTGCTCCTGCAGCTTCGCGATGTAAACGAAGACCTGGATTATATGTGGTGTCTCCAACAAGATTGATAGATGCAATCTGAGAAGATGTGGTGCCAGCGCCAACTTCTAACTCTGATGCGTTTCCACTGTTTAAAATTCTTATGCGACCAGCGACGTCTAATTTGTATGACGGACTAGATGTGCCAATTCCCACGTTAACTGCAGTGCCAGTTATGGTAAATCGATCTGTAGCAATTTTAACGTTGTTAGAATATGTTACGACAGCATCTTTATTTCCAAATGGAGCAACTTGTAAATCAATAACACCATTTGTAGTCAGGCCGTCTGAAGTCATCGCTATTTTTGCTGCTCCTCCAGCTGCAACTCCGCTTTCTGTTGCATAAACTTCAGCTGTTCCAGTGTAATAATTTCCAGAGCGAATGCTAAGATTTTCTCCGTCATTCCACCCTATTCTTTTATTGCCACCGTCGTCTAGAATGATTGATCCGCTGCCTCCGTTTAATTTCAGCGCTGCTTGTGTTAGTGAATTTGTTGTGCTTGTCGCGGATGTGATGGTTCCAGTAAATGTGGGATTGTTTACAAAACCTCCTCCGGTAATTGAATCGTTTACATAAGCAACAGTTGCCAAAGTTTGACGAGCTGGAGTTGCATCGTTGTTTGTGTAGTACAAATAATCTCCATCAAATTCAACTGTTCCGGCTTCAGGAACCTGCCGATTGATTCCAGCTACGATTTTAAGAGGTGCATAATCGACTGTTCCGGGTCCAAGAGTTAGCGTGCCTGGAACTGGAAAAAATGGATTATCTAGCTGATATTGTATATTGTTACGAAGGCCAGTTAAATAGCTAATTTCATTTGCAGACACATCTCCAATAGATGTAGTGTCTGGTAAAGTGACATTTCCACTAAATACTGGGTTGGTTTCTAGTTTAGAAATTTCTATTGAACCGGCATTTAAATTATCAAAAATAGAGCTGCTAAAATCACTAAAAGTTACGATAGCATTGCTGCCATCTTCAGACATCAATAGGTTTGAAGAGTCTATTATTGGTATAATGTCATCTCCGTTTACTGTAGATTTTAAAGCAAGATCTGAAAATTTTAT